CTTACGAGCTATCAACTTTGGCCCACAACAACTTGGCTTATTGGCGCAAGGTGTTAGTGCGTTGCCTACACAGACCAATCAATCAAGCAGTTATAAACCTGGGTTTATGGATCAGCTTGGTCAAGCAGCACAAATAGCTGGGTTATTTATGGGAATGGGAGGCGGCGGCGGTGGTGCAGCTGGAGGTGGCGGTGGAGGCTTAGGTTTCTAGGAGATAGACATGGCAAAAATATTTCAAAACTTCGGCAACAAAGTAGGAAATGCTTTTACCAATCTTGGTCAAGGTAACAGCTTGTTGGCAAATCAAAGCCAAATATCAAATTTATCTGATGAAGATAGAAAAAAATTACAACAACAAGGACTACAAAAATTTGCTGATACTATGTTTTTAACTAGCGCAATAGGTAGTGGTGATGCACAAAAAATAGCTTTAGCACAAAACAAAATTAGACAAAGACAGTTAGATGAAGAAGATGCTAAGAGGAAGGCTGACACAGAAACTTTTTTAGAAAACAATCCTCAATTTAGACAAGCATACGAATTAAAAAATTTACTTGGTATAGATGCTAACACAGACAAAACTTCATTAGAAAGATTTGGTGTTTACAACAAAGACACAAAACAGTTAATAGGAACTGTTGCAAAAAGCAATTCTGTAAAAATAAATGAATTAGAAAATACTCCAGGAGTTGTTGTCGGTCAGTTAAGATCACCAACTGTTACTAGCGATAAGACTGGTTCTTTATTACAAGTAGTTGATGAAAACAACAATTATGTAAGAAATATATCAACACAAGAATTTTTAAATAATGGTTTAAAGCCTGGTGAAAAATTAACAAATCTTCCAACTGGAACTTCACCAGCAGACTCAGGAGATGCCATAGACTTTGATCCTATAAAATCAAAATATTTAGCAACTGAAAATATAATTTTACAAACATCAGAATTAGCAAAACAGTTTGCTGATAATCCAACATCTGCTTTGGCTGTGGGTGGAGTATCACAATTTGTGGATAGTGTTATTCAAAATATAGATGCTGGTTCTAAAATTTTATCTTCTGCAAAAGATAAAAAAGCATACAAATTTATTCAATCAACTAGCAAAAGTATTGAAGGCAATGATTTTGGAGATAGAATTAAAGAAACATCACAATCAACTGGTGTTGCTGAATCTAGGATAAGAGATTTAGCATATTTATTTGCAGCTGCTAGAGGACAGGAAGGCAGAGGACTTTCTGATAAAGATTATGAAAACGCATTGAGAATTGTTAGCGGTGGTGTAGGTGCAGAGGGAAGAATCAAAGTTTTAGAAGATGTATCAAATAGAATAAAAAGCGAATTTGAAAGAAGTATTGAGTTTGATCTTAACATGAGTGATGATGAAGAATACTTAAATAAACTTAAAAAGTTAAAACCTTTACCAACATTTGTTAATCCTATAAATACCAATAATCTTGATCCCCTTGGTATTTTATAATGAACTTACAAGAGATAAGAGAAAAATATCCGCAATACGACAATCTTTCTGATAAAGAGCTTGCAGACAAACTTTATCAAAAACATTATACAGACATCCCAAAAGTAGATTTTTACCAAAAAATAGGATTGAATGTAAACGAATTAAGCAGCAAAGAACTAGATAAAGTTATTGGTATATCACCAAAAGATAAGTTAGCAGATTTTGGAAAAAGTCTTAGTGGCGGAGTATTAAAAGGACTTAGTTATTTACCTGGTATTCCAGGCGACCTTGAAAGATTAACTAGCTATCTTCCTGGTGGGAAAAACACTATTGGTTTTGATTATGGACAACCTGGTAATGATGAATCTTTTGGTAGATCAGAAACAGGAAAATACATATTTCCATCATCTAAACAAATACAAAATTACCTCATAAAAGGTGAAGAAAATTTATTAGAAGGCAGCAACATCGATCCGATATTAGGTGAAGCATTTAACTATCAACCAACAACAAACCTAGGAAGATACACAGACACAATGGCACAATTTGCCTCTCCTAGTGTTGCAGGAAAGACTAGCGCAGCTAGAAAGTTTGGTACTGTTTTAGGTGCAGGTGGTGGTGCAACATTTCAAGGATTACAAGATGCAGGAGCTTCGCCAGGAGCAGCACTTGGAATAACTCTGCCAGTAATGATAGGTGCAGGACTTTTAGGTGGCCCATCTACAGCAGCTAAAATGTCTGAACCTTTTGCAGGGCTATCAGATGATGCAATAAGAGAAGCCAAACAACTTGAACAATTAGCAAACAGTCTTGGTATTAAATTAACACCAGGTGAATTAGTTAATAATAAATTAATTAACGAACTATCAGAAAGCGTTGTTAAAAATGAAGTTTCTGGTGCTTATGTTTACAATGCAACAAAAAACAGACCAGAAGCCGTAAAAAATGTAATAGCACAACAAGCAGATGAAATAAGTCCAGAGCTTATAAGTAAAAGAACAGGACTTGATGTTGTAGAAGAAACTGCAAAAAAAGCTATTAAAGATGTAAAAATTAAAAGAACCAGCGAATCACAAAAGGCTGGTTATGGTGTAGCAAATAATGAGTTATTAGAACCATCACAGGTGATGACAGTAATTAATAGAATAGATGAAGCTATAGCTAATACAAATAATGTTACAAACAAAGCGCAACTAAATAAAATTAAAAATGAATTAGTCAAAAAAAGAGTAACAGTAAAAGGCAAAAAGAAAAAAGAAATTATACCAGAAACAAATATAAATAAACTTGATAATACTTTTAAAATATACAGAGATAAGTACAGAGATATGCAAGCAGGCAAAGAATCTAGTATTAATAAAGTTTTAGGCATAGAACTTTTTACTCAAGCTGATGATGGAATATTAAATATATTAAACAACCAATTAAGAACTAACAAAAGCTATGCAAATGCAAATGATGAGTTTGCAAAACTTACAAACGAATTAGTAACACCATTGCAAAGAAATGTTGATGTGCTTGCTAAGAACGGATTAAATTTTAACAAAGTAAAAAGTTTTATTTTTGATCCAACAAAAGCAAATGCAACTGATATAAAGAAAACACTAGATATATTAAATAAAACAGATCCACAAGCAACCATAGATATTGCAAATGTTTATTTTAGAAATATGTCAAACAGATCAGTTAATGTTTTAAGAGCGCAAGGAGATGATTTAACTGAAGGTTTTAAATTCACAAAATCTATTATGGGAACTGCTGAACAAAGAGCAAACTTCATGGCAGTTCTTGATGGTGTTGCAAAAGCTAAAGGCGTAGATCCAAAACAATTAAAAATTGGTTTTGAAAATATGTTTAAAGTTTTAGAAAGAACTGGAAGATTATCAAACATAAATAAACCTGGTTTTAACGCAGACAAAATTGCCAATCAAACAATTATAAAAGATGCCGCAATGATGAAAACTTTTAATCCATTTGTAAGGCTTGCAACTAAATATGGTGAGATAAAAGCTGGAGGTGCATATAATACTCTTGGTAGAATTTTTGCAAGGGATGACTCTATTGAACAATTAATTGCACTAGCAAAAACCGATCCTAGTTCTAAAGTAGCAATTAGAAGAGTTCTATATATTGTTGATTCAAACCAAGCCTTTGAAGATAGACAGAACTATCTAAACGAATTATCAGCTAATCAATAATTTATTTGCAATATCTATAAACTCCTATATTAACCACTTCGACACATAGGCGACAAGCTAATAATCAATTATATTATTTGGCTGATTTGCGGTGTTTTTTACCGTGTCGGGGAGTAGCGCAGCCTGGTAGCGCATCATAATTTTACCTATTCACGAACAATAACGCACAATACTTTATTTGTTAATTACCCTTGTTTTTCTTGCAAAACTAATACTATAATCTTACTAATAGGTAATAAATGTTCA